TACATGCTATGCTTGGGTTATTATGGTTGATCCATATTGTTGTAATAATAACTGGGATGATAAGTGTCAACAATTGTATTGGAGTTGTAGTGGAGATAGCGATCTTGATACTAGAGATTTACTTAGAGGTCATAACGTAGTCATGTATCCTAACCCTATGAATGACGTATTAAATATATTAACAAATGGTCCTGTAGCAATAAAAGTATATGATATATCAGGTAAACTTGTTGTTAAAGTAAAACAAAGTCAAACACATAAAGGTTTAAATCAGTTAGATGTAAGTTTGCTACCTTCTGGGATTTATAATTTTAGTATAACGTATGAAGGTAGAACAACAACTGCAAAAGTATTAAAGAGATGAAAAAATTACTATTAATATTATTATTCATTCCTTTAATAGGAAACTCTCAGAGTTTACATAAAATATTTAAATACTCTACTTTTTATGCTGCAGTTAATGGTGGAACATCTTTAGGGGATAATCAAATTTGGTCTGTGACATCAGGATCTCTTGAAGAGGATGTGATAGAGACTCCGTTTGATTATACTTTTTCTATAGGTCTTAGAAAGATAAAAAGATTTGGATATGAGAATAGAGCTTTAACTTTTTATAACGGTACAGAAAACTCATACAGTGATGCTGCTACAATTGGTAGAGTAGATGGTTTTGAGTATTTATTTGAAGCTGACTTTGTAAGACGTTTAGGTATAAATTACACTAATCAACATCATTTTGTAAGATATGTAGCTGACAACTGGGTTGCTAAGGTAGAATACTTAGAAGACGGTTTTGCTGATATAAAATATTTTGAAGCGTCACAAAGATATAGAAAACAAGTAAGGGAAGGCAAGCTTTCGTTCAACGGGGGTTTAGTGCAAAGACTTGCCGAACCTTACGGGTTTGATCCTTTATCTGACTGGGTACTTGATAATGGTACACTTCATTATACATACCTTGCTCTTCAAGAAGGATACAACATTACCCTAGGGGGAGAGTATTTTTCACCTGACGGAGAGCTTGTAGCAAACAGTCAAGAGGTGTGGGAAGAGGTTGTTATACCACAAGTTATAAATAATTATGTAGAAAAACAAAGAAATTCTATATCTAATATTGTAGAGTACTCTTTTGTTTTAGGTTTAGATTATTATCATTTTACAAAAGATTTTTGGTTTCACACTTGGGGGAACATTATGCCTTATCACTTAGATACTGATAATATATACTCTTATCATAAGTTTAATAATGGTCAATGGATAGACTACTCCCTTGGTTTAATATACGGTTATAGATTTAATAAAAGTTTAGGTATATTTGTAGAGGGTAGATACAATAAGTATTGGAACAGACAGTGGCACAACTTTAGCGTTGGCCTTAATTATGTAATATTTTAATCATGGCAAAAGAATTAAGCGAAGAAACATCATTTAATATAAGTTTAAAAACATTAGCAGGTATTGCTGTGCTTATATTTACATTAGTTGGGATGTGGTTCACACTTCAAAACGATATAGCAGATGCTAAGGAACTACCTCTTCCTCCTGATCCTGAAATTACTCGTATGGAGTATGATATGAAAGATCAGCTTATTAGACAAACTATTATGACTACTCAAGAAGATGTAAAAGAGATAAAAAGTCAGATGATTAGAATGGAAGAGAAGATTGATAATTTAAGATAGGTTTATGAAAAACTTACTAATTACATTTTTCTTTATATCATTATCAGCTTTTAGTCAGGACTTTCCTGATGGAATGGTAGCTGTTGAATTTAATGCTAGTTTCAATAAAGCTAACGAAGTTAGTTGGCTTCCTAAGCTTACGGATTGTGAAGTAGAAAGAATTGATATAACAGCAGATGCAAGGTGGTCTAAAGAATATAAAATAGTAGTTGTTCCTACTATTGTAATATTTAACAACAATGAAGAAGTAAAAAGATTTCAAGCAAATATAATGATGACTATGGAAGCTACTAAGAGTGAAGTTCAGAACTCTATAGACGAAATAGTAATGGAAGCATTTTAAATTTAAATTATGAGGTTAAGTAAAAATTTTTCTCGTGCAGAGATAGAACACAGTAACACAGCAAAAAGATTAGGTATTAGTAATGAAATGTCTGAAAAACATTTGGAAAGCATGCAAAGGCT